GTATTATAAATTTTGATACCGATGATAGAAAAATCGGCAGTAAGACCTATACGACCGCTGAATTTTGCGTATATATTGCCAGTATTATTGCCGGAACTGCACTGAATGAGAGTGTAACAGGCAAAGTCATTTCAGAAATCAACAGTATTACAGAGAGTTTAACCCCCGATGCGGATGTTGATGCCGGAAAGCTAATTTTAATCAACGATGGTGAGCAGGTCGAAATTGCACGAGGTGTGAATTCATTGACAACGGTTGGAACAAATCAGACAGAGGATATGAAGTCAATCAAGATAGTTGAAGGAATGGATCTGATTGCAGAAGACATTAGAACAACATTCAAAGAAAACTATATCGGCAGAAGTAACAGTATTGAAAACAAAGAACTGTTTATCGCCGCAGTGAATCAATATTTTGAAACACTGACAAAGGAAGGTGTGCTATATGACGGTTATGAACATTATGCAGAAATCGACATAGAAGCACAAAGAGAGTATTTGGCAAGCAAGAGTGTTGACGTTACAGATATGAGTGATGTTGCAATCAAACAAGCCAATACAGGCACATTTATGTTTATGGCGGCACATATTCAAATGCAAAACGCGGCGGAAGATTTGAAATTCGTTGTAAACATGTAATCGAGGAGGTAGACATATATGAGTAGAAAAATTTCAGCACCTAACATTATTTCCGGTACACACGGCAAGGTATGGTGGGACGATTCGGCTGTCTATGAAATTTCAAGTTTTGAGGCAACACTAGATCCAGATAGAGAAGACGTCACATTCTCCGGCGATATGATTAAAGACAGCAAGCTGATGAGTGTATCAGGTACATACACAATGAAAGTACGAAAAGTATTTTCAAGAGGTAAAAAGTTTGCCGAGGCATTTATGCAAGGAAAAGACCCACGTTTTACACTAATCAGCCAATTAAAAGACCCGGACGCATATGGGGGCGGATACGAAAAGGTACAACTAACTAACTGTTGGCTTGAAAGTATTCCACTAACAGGTGGTGAAAACGGTAAGATAGTTGAGGAAGAATACAAGGGTGGTTTTACAGGATTGAAATTCCTTGAAAGCATTGAACCGATAGAACAGGATTAAACATTTTAGGAGGATATAAAAATGACAGGACAAGAAAAACATACAAGATTGACGTTGGACGAAATGATAAGACGTTCAGAGCAAGCAAAGGAAGCAAAGAGCAAAAATAAAACAAAGGAATTGTACGTTGAAAGCCTTGACGGTACAATCACAATAACAAAACCAACAAGAAATCAAGTAAATGACGCAATGAATATGGATGCGTCTTCAGGCGAATCGGATGCATATCTGGTGTATGAATGTGTGACAGAACCGCCACTGAAAAACAAACAACTGCAACAGGCATATGGCTGCCAAGACCCATTAGATATTATTGACAAAATATTTGAACCGGGCGAGGTAGTGAATATCTCAAAAGCTGCATTAAGTTTTGCAGGTTATGTTGACGATAGCGTTAAGGCGGTTGAAGAACTAAAAAACTAATTGAACGCAACGGTGATTTTGAGTTAATACATTACTACGTCCAACGTGGTTTTGATTGGGACAGAATTGCCGGGGCTACGGGAAATGAAAAGGCATTTTTAAGAGCCAGTATGATAAAAGCATACGAAGAAGA